TGCAAGAAGGTATTCAACTTGGTTATTAATGGATTTAACGATTCAGCTATAAGACCTCCAAGAGTTTCCTTCAAATTGCCTATCTGATTATTGAATATGGTTAGTTGTCCGCCAGTAGTTTCCGCTATTGCTTTTGCTGTACCGGAGAATCTATCATTCAAGCCTTTTAGTATGATGTCAAATCTTTGTGTAGAATCCTTTGCGTCGGTTACAGATATACCATATTTAGCAAATGCGTTCCTACCACCAGCAATAGCCTGTGAGAATGTTTCCGCAGCCGTAGCTATATCTATTCCCATGGCAGAAGCATAATCAGCTAAAACAGGTAACGCTTGCTTTATACCTTTCTCTGTAAGATTTCCAATAGAGATAAGGACGCCCTCGGCTCCTACAATAGCATCGTCCTCAAACGTTGTAAGCAAAGACATTTCTGTCGCGTAATCATTTAATGATTCGGCAGATATGTTCATGGACTGTCCGGCGGCGCGTATAGCAGATGTTAGCTTTATAAATGTCTGTTCAGATTCATTAAAAGCTTCGAATGATTCTTTTCCAAACTCAAATGCTTTTTTTAATCCCTGGATCCCCATGTAGGCACTAGTGACACTGGTTATTAGTTTACCTATTCCAGAAAGGGCATTATCAACGTGAGCGAGGATATCAATCTCCACCTTTTTAGACATTACTTGTGTTTCCCCGCTTCACGCTCTAATGTTTCAATTATGTCAACCAGGTATGCCGGTTGTTCCCCCCATCCACCAGACCAAGGCCATCCAAACATTTTATATTTATAGTACACAGACAATATTGAGTATACGGATGGAGTAAAATACTCTGGTATCTTGTGCCGTTCTACTTCATAGCCCGCCTTCAATACCATAGTCCTACCGATATCTCGTTCCGTGGGAGTGTAGTGCTCCCAGCCTTCCAAGATCAAGTGGAAGGCTATTGCAAGTTTTTTGGGTCGTCTGCCGCACTCGAAACAAGTATTTTACCGGCCACCTCTAGAAACAATTCATAGAATCCGCCAAGTTTTAGAAACTCGTCAGCGTTAACCACGTCTGAATCGTTTACGTTAAGTCTGGATATCTTTATGACTCCATTCTTAAAAGCCTTTACATAATTAGGCTTTATGCTTACTTTTCCAGACTCATTTACTCCTGGAGAAATAATCTCATCACGTTCAATGCTATTAAGATAGCGCAGAGTAAAAACAATCGGCTCTGGATTCTTCCTGTTCCCTTCCCAAGCAGGAGTATACTCAAACTCCTTAGCAAGCGAAAACTTCATACACCCCCCTATTTGTTTGCTATTGTATTGTTCTCAAATCCTTCAACCAAGGTATTATGTATTTCGTCAAGCATATCGCGCTCCCGCGCTTGCACGATAGGATTGAATACAGGCCTTGCAGGTATCGTGACAGACTTAACCTTTTTTACTTCTCCCCACGCACCCTCGAAAACAAGATACTTTGACTTAGATGCAGATATGATATTACCATACTCCATAGCCTGTGCTTTATATTGAACACCGCCAGATACAAAGATTTTAGCAGACAAAGGGTCAAGACTAACCTTAACCTTTACGCTGTCAGACAGATGCTTGTATCCAGGTTTATGTGATGCATTAACAGTGTTATGCATGGCATATCCCTGTTTTATTTCTTTACGTGTTTTGTTTAGACTTTTCGACATAGCTCCATAGATATATTTAGGCCATGCTGTTTTCCATAATTCAAGTTCATCCTTCAAATCTTCAAGGGTCATTAGGTAGTCACGTAAGAAAGTCCCGTGGTTCCCTGGATATCGTAAGTCACTGAAACCTTGTCGGCAACCTGACTCCTTATTGAAACCTTAGTAAGGTTCGCCATCCCAACCCAATATGCGGTTGACTCATAGAACCTGACATAGATCGGGCGTGGATATGACGTTGAACCGCCCGACGCATCGAACTGAGAAATCATGGCGAGGTTCTGCTCTTCCGTGGAAGTCTTGTCGAGTGTCCCCGATGCGTTCCCTGTCCACGTCCTAACCGTGGGAGCCACCTGTTTCCACACGTCGCCAAAAGAAGTAATGTCAACGATGTTCTGATCCAGATTAAATGACCACGTATCAATAAAGGTTACCTTTTCAGTAGTTCCGATAACCGATCCGCTACTAGAAGAGGCTACTCCGATAAAACCATCTTTGCCATATCTCGCCGCCATTTATTTCTCCTTACGATGAAGTATAAGTAATACCGCTAGTTCCCTGGAAATTAAAACTGATACTCACCTTATTGGCGACCTGGCTATTGATAGTTACCTTTGACATATATGCATTACCAGCCCAATAACTAGCAGGCAACGTATAGAACCGCATAGCTGCCGTCGCAGCCGCAGCGGTAGATGCAGACTGAGCTAAGGCAAGCTGTTGAGCATCGGCAAGGTCAAGAGTACCCGAAGCCGTACCGCTCCACTCCCTGATAGTCTGACCAAAGTTGCGGAATGTAATTGACTCCGTGCTCATTGCAGTCACCTCAACGCTCCCCGCGCTAAGGTCAAGAGACCATGAGTCTATATTCCCTACAACGGTAGCTCCGACACGGAAGGTACCATCTTTTCCGTAAATAGGCATTCGGCCTCCTTAAATGCTATAGCTGGCCCAGGAGTTGAACCTGGCTTCACGGGTAATGAGCCCATGCTGGTCCCCGACCATTTGCCAGCGTCGCTATGGGGTAGCGTGATTATAAGCATACTTGGCTACAAACTTGCAATGCGTTATGCTGAAATTGTCAACCCATCCCTGATCTGTTTCGACAGCAACTATTTCGTTATCAAGAGTAAGATCATTTATTGCAGTACTTAGTTGGATAGCTTTTTCGATATCCCTAACCAAATCTGTTCTTTTCGTTTCAAGATCGTTAGCTTGATCGTACTGATATCCTATTACGGTAATATTGTAATCTGAGTACATGTCTTCCGAAGTAGGGTGAAGGTATGCGAACCTGCTCCTATTCTCGTTACCGTCTATCACGCATACAGCAGGGAACCTACTAACATCCCAATCCCACCACGGTTCTATCTTGCTCGACACATATGATATTCCAGTGCTTGCCGTGAGAGCTGTAACATATGCGTCTAGTATCTGCTTCCGGATACTATCAGCCATAGCGTGGCCCCTTGTAATATTCCAAAACCTTGACTACAGACCACGGCATGTCTGTCTCGAATGTTCTGGATCCTCCTTCAAACTGTTCATTCCTAACACCAACACGGTCTTTTTTCGTTTCCCTGTTCCACCAGAATTGACACATCTCCATAGCTGCCCGTTTAAGATCGTGCGGCATTTGAGATGAGGAATATCCGCCAGAATAGTAGACCCTGATATTCTGGTATCCAGCAGGAAAAATACCACGGTAATGCAGGCGCCCGTCATTAGTAGATGCATTTATGTCTGACGTGGTGGCTATCGTGTCTGTAGTGAACGCCCATGATTCGTCTATATACACAGTAGCGCCAGATGTAGAAATAGGCCAATTGTTTAGGTACATGTTTGCCGTACCATTACCATCATAGTCTGGAAGTTCGGGAGAGTATTCTGTAAGTTTTATGGTCCTCCCACAATACTTGTTAAAGTAATCAGATACGCCATTGATTAGTTGGTTCAACTTTTCATCATTGGTAGTTGACCCAGTAGTGGAGCCCTCAAAATATGTTTTGAGTTCCTCCAAACTAATAATGTTAATGGCGGTATCTAGAGACATTAGGCTTCTTTCACCTTATCCTTATTCTTTTTGACGGTCTCTTCCTTGGCGCATACCCATCCGCATTTAAGGCAGAGAACTACGTCATCCCTATCAAACAATTCACGGCAATCGGGATTGGTGCATCTCTTCATTACTCGTCCTTCTTAGGAGGGCGTCCCCTTCGTCCTGGTCCCGCAGCCGTCTCCTGCTCAATATGAGCGTCGGCAGTTTCGATTGGAGCATCCACGGTAATGTTTTGAGTGGCTTCATCGGACACCACCAAAATTCCCTGTCGTGAATTGATAAGATATTCACCAGTTGCCTTGTCTGTATCTATGATTGTACCCGCCGGTGTATTTCCATTGGGTCCCGCGCTAGACTGATTCAACCTAATCTTCATAAACTATGCTCCTTCAACCAATATCTTTATGGTATGGCAATATCCTGCCGTCGCATCACTACCC